CTTTCCACTTCGCTTTCCACTTCGCTTTCCACTTCGCTTTCCACTTCGCTTTCCACTTCGCTTTCCACTTCGCTTTCCACTTCGCTTTCCACTTCGCTTTCCACTTCGCTTACCACTTCGCTTTCCACTTCGCTTTCCACTTCGCTTTCCACTTCGCTTATACCATCGTTTCTAGAAACACCTCCAACGACTCTTTCGTTATCTTTGAATCAAAGTCTATTTGTTGTCCATCCTTTAACATTTTTACAGTTGGATAACCTTCTATATGATATTCATTTATAACTCTTGTTATTTCTGGCGTTTCTTCCGTACAATTCATATCTACACAATTTATCTTATATCCATTCACTTCCTTACCATTCATCTTATTCTTAAATTTATCCCATTCTGGTTTCGCCGTTTTACAATGCGGACACCAATCTACATTAAAAAAATATATCATTACATCCGTTGATTGTCTATTAGCATTCGCCACATCTTTAAATACCCTATCTTTATTTTTTTGTGGTTTCACATAATATGTATCATATGCATATTTTGCGGCTATTATAAAGATAATTAATACGATAAATGCTATTATATACCTGTAATAAGGTGCAACATATCTTTGTAATACTTCTACTATATTTGCCATTATATATACAATTTATATATTTTTATACTTATTTTAACTTATATCATAAAGTTCTCTAAATTGTCTTTATCTCAAACAAAATATAAAGATTTTATTTATTATACTATAATGAATTCCGCATTCTATTATATCACTATTGCTACTAAACCTCACATTATTCTCGAAAACATTAAACAACGTGCCGTATCTCAACAGGAATCTATCATTGTCCTAGGACAACAAGAAAATCGTCCCATCGGATGGCAATCTATCGGTAATTTCGGTATCAAATTAAAAGAAGTTCAAGATTTCATTATGCGTGATGATTTAAATAATGATGATATTGTTCTCTTTACTGATGCATATGATGTCATTTATGGTGGGTCTCGAGATGAAATCATTCGCCGTTTTTTAGCTTTCGATAAACCCATCGTTTTCGGATGTGAAAAATATTGTAATCCTGACCCACGACTGGAATCCAAATACACTTTTCGTGATACTAACTTCCCTTATTTAAATAGTGGCCTTTTTATCGGTCGTGTTTGGGCTCTTCGTCAATGTATGGAAAAATATAAATATAACGATAAACACGACGACCAATTTTTTTGGACTCTGCAATTTCTCAATAAAAATGAACTGTTCTCTCTTGATTATGATAACTCACTATTTTTAAATACCGCTGGAATCTCTATTAATGATATTCATTGGGATGGTCGGTCTGCTACTTATCGGGGACAAAATCCTTTATTTGTTCATATCAATGGCCCCGATAAATCCGACCTGAAATATTTTTTGCAACATCAACAATAATAAAAAATTGATTACTTTCTTATCTTGGGTAATAATTTCAATAAATAACCAATCAATATGACCCGTATCACTGATAAGTCTAAAATCACCAAAATAAATATTTCAAACCAAGGACTTCGTCAGCTACCCGACCTGTCAGAATATACAAATCTATTTTATCTGAATTGTTCCAATAATGAACTTACCTCTTTACAAGGTATTCCATCTAGCGTAAAATTGTTAAATTGTGCAAATAATCAGATTACTTCTTTGAATTATTTACCACATTCAATAAAATGGCTTTGTTGTCAAAATAATTATATTGTTCAACTAGATAATTTGCCTATTAGGTTAAATTATCTTAATTGCTCGAATAATTTAATAACATCTTTAGACTATTTGCCGCCTTACTTGAATTCATTGAAATGTTCTGATAATTATTTAAAAACACTTGATTATTTACCCAAACGACTCACTGTTCTAAATTGTTCTTCAAATGAATTATATTCCCTTGATAAGATTCCAAACTCGATTAAATTCTTATATTGTGGTTCAAATAATATTCGTCTTCTCAACTTCTTACCACCTAACCTAGAAATTCTTCATTGCAAAGATACATATATTCAACGCCTCGATTATTTACCAACTAGCGTATATAACCTCGATTGTGATATACATAAAATGATTTATGCATTTCAAGAATATTGCCCGTTTTTAACTTATTTTACACCAAACAATACACAATATGTACAAGTCAGTGAAGAATTTATTAAACCTAAAAATATACATAAATTAAATAATTTCAAAAAGCAAATATTCAAAAACAAATTCGGATGGAAACTCGAAAAATATTACTTATCTCATAAAATGAATCGTATCAATAAATTCAAAGAAGAACTTATGATGACCATTTGGCACCCACGTAATATTCATCGGTTTTCACATTGGGGTGAAGATAGCTTTATTGATAATGATTTGTAATATATGTTATTCATTATGTATATGAAATATATAATGAATTTTTTCTTATTCTTCTAACCCTAATAATTTATCTATTTCATAAGTATCTAATCCTTGTTTTTCCATTTCTTTTTTCTTCTTCAATAATGCCTTTTTATCACCACGTGATAATTCTTTCTTTTCTTTTACTACTTCGATTTTATTTCCAAGAGAATCATATTTATCTTCCACTTCATCAAAATTTAATTTCTTCGCATTTTCTTTTTCCGCTTTCTTTCTTGCCTTTTCTACTTCTTCCATCCATTCTGAACCAAATACACTCAAAGTTCCTGAATCCAATAACCATTTTTCTGGACATATTTCTTTATAAAATTCTTCATTATGGGATATTAATAATAATCCACCTTTAAATGTTTTTATAGCACCAGTCAATGCACCTAATGAATCTCTATCCAAAAAGTTTGTTGGTTCATCTAATATTACAACGTGTGGTAAATTCCACATACAAGCACCTAGAACTATCTTTACTTTTTGACCACCTGATAACATACCTATTTTACTATGTTGTGCGAACTGTGGTTCTAATCCAAAATTATCTAAATGTTTTTGTATTTCACCCGTTGTTAATTTTCTTTGACCTAACATATTTTCCATTGCTAATTTTTCATCAAATTCTTTCACCATTTTTTCATATCCCATTTCTAATAATTCGCTTTTCAAAAACCATTGTGTTATTTCACTTTCCGATTTACATTCATATTCATTTTCTCGTTTACCTGTTCTTCGAGATAATATTTCACTTATTACCAAATATTTATTTTCTTTTGCTTTTTGTTTTATTGCTTGTAATTCTTCATCGGATAATGTTAAACTTTCTTTACTTATTTGTTCCTTATCATATCCTGCACGATACCTCCACATTATATATTCGACTGGTGTCTTATCCAAATGATTTTCTATATGATGAAATGCGTGTTGTGCTACATATGCTACGCGTACATTTGGGTGTCTTTCTATAATACCACTATTGGGTTCTAATTCACCTACCAATATTTTTATTAATGTTGATTTACCTGCACCATTCACGCCTACTATTGCAACGCGTGAAGCCATTGATACTTGAATACTAACATCTACTAATTGTGGTTTCAATGCGGTAGAATATTGGAAATAACAATTTTTCATCTTTAAAACTGATTTTGTCAATGATTTTACAACTTCTAATGGTCCTGGTTCTGGGAACTGAAAACTCACATTTTCATTTGTTAATTCATAATATTGTTTTGCTTCTGGTTTTTGTTTCACAAAGTCTGATAAATTTCCTCGATAAAATTTTAATTTCATACCTTCATAATGCGTTATATTTGTACAAACTGCATCCAAAAATCGCGTATCGTGTGATACGATTAAACAAGTTGTTTTTGTTAATCCTTTTAGATAATCTACCAGCCACTTCACGGCAAATTGGTCTAAGTGATTCGTTGGTTCATCGAGTAATAACATATCTGGATTTAATAACATTGCACGGGTTAAAGCTAATTTCATACGCCAACCACCTGATAATGCGGTTACTGGCCCATCTATCATATTTTTTTCAAATCCAACCCCCATTAAACCATTTGATATTTCATCATTTGTAATACCCATTTCAACTACTTTTTCATCCTTTGCTACATATTCTAATACACTTGTATCTGAATTATTTCCTTGTATATCATGTTCCACATAAACGCTTTTCAAACTTTCTGGAAATTCTTGTAAATTTTTATTTGCAATTGCCTTCATCAATGTAGATTTACCTGCACCATTTGGCCCTACTAAACCATATTTACGACCAATCTTCACCTTAAATGGCGTTTGATGTAAAAGTACACGGGTTCCATATGCTAATGAAAATACACAATCACATAAGTTTTCTTCATCATCTTCTGGATTATATTCTTCTACCGTTATTGAACTTATAATTTCTTCTTTTATTTTATTTATTACTTCTTTTCTTTCTTCACTGTTTTCTATCACATATTTTAAATATGGTTCCATACATTCTATCCATAATTCATCTTCCTTCATTTCATTCTTTACCAAATTCCATATTAAATCTATTGAATAATTTACCAAATAATGTTCTTTTTCTATATATTTTTTATATGTTACCTTACAATTATCCATTGTAAAACTTTCTAATGATTTATTCAATCCCAAATTATACGTTGCCGTCAAAATTGTTCTCGAATTTAAACATACATTTCTTATTTCTACTTCTGCGATTTCTTCATATCCTCGAGATAATACTGGTTCTAATATCGGATAAAATATTTTTGCATATACTGGATTTTTTAATAATTTTGTCAATGTTTCTATTACCACTGCTGCACGTCGTTGATATACCATCTTTCGTTCTTTCATTGCACGTGTTAATAAGGGCGATAAAAATCCTAATGTTGGAATATCTATGTCATTTACAAATGGTGTTGATACCAATGCATCTAATGCTTTTTGTGTTTCTTGTACTGGATTCATATATGCTGATATTATTATTGGAATTAAACCTTTTATATCTACATTTTCGATTGTATTACATACCGATTGAAATGTTAATAATAATTGTGTTTTTACTTCTTTTTTGGGGTCACTTACAATATTTATTAGCTGTAATATAATACTTGGCATATTTTGCGATGTTACTACCGAATATGTTTCTGCGAATTTTGATATCATTTGTAATGCAAATATTTTTATTGTCCATTTCATTGACACTAATCCATTAAATAAATATTTCGATAATTTTTCAAAAGAATATGGATTCATTTTTTCTATTATTAAATTTCCTAATTGTAAGACATTTTCGGTTTTTTTTGAATCTATATAACTATTCATCACATTGTCAAATGTTTCTATCATTTCTGGTTCCATATATGTTTCATATTTTGTATTCAATAATTCGATTTGTTCATCTATTGATAACTTTGTAAAAATGTTTGTATTTACTATATTTTCCATAATAAAAACATTATATAATAACAAGTTTTAACTTTATATATCTTCATTGTAATATTTATTTAGTAAGACTTTTTTTATCATTCTATTATAGAATATATATATAAAATGCCAAAACATAATACAACCAGAAAAAACAAAACCAGAAAAAATAAAAAATCCTATGTTTTTACTCCTCAAGATTATAATAGTCCCGATGGCTTCCTTACCAAAATCTGGGGGCCAAATGTATGGCATTCGCTTCATACGATTTCTTTTAATTATCCCGTAGTTCCCACCAATGAACACAAACAGTATTATCGTAAATTCATTCTATCTTTGAAATATGTTCTCCCTTGTGGTAAATGCCGCGAGAACTTTAAGAAAAATTTGAAACAACTTCCTCTCACTATGTCTCATATGAAAAATCGGGAAACCTTCTCGCGATACATCTATGACCTCCACGAATTGGTCAATAAAATGTTATGTAAAACATCTGGATTATCTTATGAAGATGTCCGAGAACGTTATGAACATTTTCGTGCCCGTTGTCTCACCCAAAAAAAACAGAGAACTTTAAAGAAAAATATCGAAAAAGGATGTACTGAACCACTCTATGGTGTCAAATCCAAATGTGTTCTCAAAATTATTCCTGATACTGAAAAATGTGATACCATTGAAATCGATAATAAATGTTTGAAATCTCGAGAACCACAAACTAATTTAGAAAAATAGTGTCATATTTGAGAACAATATATACTTTTTATTATATATAAATATAATAAATGGATACTACACAAATTAAATCTATAATGGCTGCTACAAATATGAAAGAATATGATACCGATAATGATAATACAAAATTAGAGAAAAAAGAAACTATTCCATTCTGGACTAAAAATCCAAACATTCTCTTCCAACCTCAATATATTCTCGAATTTTTTCCTATCGAACCTATGACGTATGAACAAAAATTAAACGCTATTACCCGTACTGTTATCATATTAACTATTATTGGGTTCGCTATTTCGCAAAACTTCCGATTACTTATTATTTCAGCTATCACCATCGGTGCTATCTATTTAATCCATTATTACCACGAAAAAGATAATGAAAAGAACGAATCCAAAAAAATTGTGAATCAATTAAAAGAAAATTTCGAGAACCCCGCACTCGATTATTTATCACAAAATAATATCCCTACTTCTTCCACGGTTTTCGATACCCCCACATCTACAAACCCATTTAGTAATGTTTTGATGACCGACTATGAATATAATGTTGACAAAAAACCAGCTCCACCTGCATTTAACGCAAACGTAAATAATTCTATTTTAGATAGTGCTATGACCTTGGTAAGTGAAGCCAATCCCGACCAACCAGATATCGCCGATAAATTATTCAAAGATTTAGGAGAACAATTTGTATTCGAACAATCTTTACGACCTTTTAGTAGTAATCCGAATACCACCATCCCTAACGACCAACAAGCTTTTGCTGATTTCTGCTATGGTAGTATGGTTTCTTGTAAAGAAGGCAACCGTTTCGCTTGTGCTCGTAATTTATCCAGACATACAAATGTTTAAAACTCAATAGTTAAAAAGTAATTATTTAGTATTCACTGATATTTTCTTATCATACTATAATATAATAAGAATTTCATCATTTATGTTTAATAATTTGGGTCGTATTGGTACTGATTCAACTGACCAATCTCAAAAAAATCTATATAATACCCGTTTCGCTAATCATACTCTTTCCGACTTTTATAGTGCTCAACCTGCCAACTCTACCATTCAATTCGCAAGTGCTCAACCTACTATGGTTATGACTGGCAAAGCTCTTGGTAATGGATTAAATGGTTCTGTTGTCGATGCCGAATCTTTTCTTACTTTGAAAACCGAACAAGAACGTCCTTTAGATAAACTTCAACTATCTCCGCGTCCTTTCTTAACTATACCTTATTTAGGTAAAGGCAGCTGTGACCCTGTTTTAGAATCTCAACTTCTACAAGGCGAAATCGTCAGTGATAAGAAAAGCGTTTCTACCATTATGGAAAAATCTTTCGGTCAATATGTGATGTATCCTACCGATAGCCAAATGGAAGAACGTGTCAATAATCCTGCTTATACCGTCCAAGAAGCCGCCCTTGATGGATGGGTTCGCGGCGGTAGCAATACCCGATTATAATTATCCTAATCATAAAATAATATAAATAATTCATACTACTCTTTATATTATTCATTATTATGACCTCCACTATACCTGGATATAACTGGTCGATGTCTCCTCACTATAATAATAATATTGAATATCGCCAAACTATTCGAGAACTCTTCTTTATGAAACCTATACCAAATTTAGATTCTGATATCGATGATGTAAGTCGAGACGAAATGGACTTTGATGATTCCTGTATTGATAGGGTTATGGAACAATTATTTCAGGCTACTCGAGAACATCCTCTTTTTCGAGAACTTTATTTATTAGGTGCCGCACGTCTTATTTCCGAAGACCTAACCATGGGTCAAGCCGTATTGTTTTCTTATGACTATTTAGAAATCTTCCACTGTTGTTTAGTCTGTTTCTTTCGAGAACCTAATGATTTCAATGAAAATAATCCCTTATATATTGAATTAAAACGAAAACTAATATAAAAATTTTATATTATAGTATTGTATAAGATAAAATGTCTAGCACCCGTAATCGTAATACTCCTGGTGATTATAAATTAGAATCCACATTAAATCAATCGCACGTAAATTATAATACTTATGGCTCCTATGGTGTTCCTATGGCGAGTTATTTCCCTGGCGATGGTCTTGTCCAAGGTAGAGTCGCCTCCGAAAATTTATCAGGCAACGCGTGTGATATCGAAAGCTTTTTACGTGGCATCGGTTCAACCAATCTCGTGAATCCACAACCAGATATCCGTCCTGAAATTTATTCGTTGAAATCTTTATCTATCATCGATAAAACTCCTTTGATTATCCCTTCTGACTTAGTCATCGATGCAAACCAACGCCCACTTCGTGATTAATAATTCTTTTGGGTGGTTCTATGTAATGGTCTTGGATTTGATTTGAATGATGTATTTATTCTCGGTTTTATATTCTGTTTTATTTCTTGTTTGAGAACCATTATCGATTCTTCTTGTTGTCGTGGTGGTTCTTCCTCTTTTTCGAGTTCCTCGTCTTTTTGTATATGAAAATCCGTTTGGGTCTCTACATTATTTTGTATTATGTCTGATTTCATTATTTTTCTTATTGAATCCATTACAAAATCGTTTGTTACCACCTTTTCTGGTTTTTTTGGTAATTCGTTACATCTTATAAAATCTATCGCTATATATTCTTTTAATGGCTCGATAGATCCGTTCGTTTTTACCTCTATCGGTATTCTTATATTTGCAAATATATACTTCTTTTCCATATCTAAATATATTTTCCAAAATATATTTATATTATTTTTTTACATATGATAATATTACTTTATCACTTGTCTAGTATCACCAGTTATTGTATCATATATTAAACAACTATCATCCATTTTGCCTATTATTTTTTCATCGGCATTTAGTACTATGTCTCCACAGAGACCTGCGTCTTCTACTGTATCATCTATCGGTAGATTATCTTTTAATTTGTATTCTTTATATATATCGTGTTTACTTTCTAATTTTCCATCTCGTAACCCTTCTTCTAATTTTCCATCTCGTAACCCTTCTTCTAATTTTCCATCTCGTAACCCTTCTTCATATGCATTATTTACAGAATCTATATCTGCTTTACAAGTTTCTTTTCTTTCTCGTATTCTTTCATTCATTTCAAATAACGATAATATTTTTTTCAATATCCTAATCACTTCATCTTCGTTAAAATTATATTTTGTATATCTCTCTGAAAAGTAATCGTTTATTATTTTTTTCAAATAGTCTCTGTCTTTTATATTCTCAAATATTATATTCACTTGATAGATTATGTCATCGTATAATATTTCTTCTATTAATTGAGATTTGCTTTTACTCAACGCATTTACCATTAATACATTTATAATATCATCCAATATTTCCTCATTTCGATACTCTATTGTTGGATCTTTATTTACCATTATATCTATTTCTTCACCACCTTTTTGTACTTTATATTGTAAATCACTTGTTTCTTCTGATAATTGTGACACCAACAATAAATCTACTATGTCTTCTATTAATTTAACACTTTTCTGTTTATCTATTATAATATTTATTTCATCTGTTAAATCATTTATATATTTCTTTGCTATAGTAAACAATTCTTGTTTTGTATTTTTTATTTCTTTCTCTAATTGTGAATTTAAATCTATTGTTACACCATTAGTGCTACAACAAAATCTGTTTTCTGAGTCTCCTGAATTACCTATTTTTGGATATAAATAAGTTAAATCATATTTCTTATGTTCCATATCAATTTCTGAAATTACATAATTTTCATTTTTATATCTTATCATATCTCCTTTTTTATATAAGGGTGTCCAATGAATTTCCATTAATTTGATATATTTGTCTATAACTAATACTAGTAATCTTAGTATTTGTATATATTTCAATAATTTATCTACATCCAATGGACGTTCATAAGATTTGATTTCATTTGATTCTTTAATTATATTTATATCTTTATTAGTAATAACCTTTTTTATTTCTTTCAATGCACTATTAAAGTTACTCATATGTAGTGGTCTTCTTACCGACATTATTGTTTTTAGTATATGAAGTATAAATTTTACAATTCTATTTGTATAACTTTCTTTATTCAATTTAACTAATGTGGTATTATCAATAATCTCATGTTTTACTTTATCAGGCGAAGCATCCAATAGATTTACCGCTACATTCAATATGTCGGTGTCTTGTATTTCTGTTTGTACTGTTTGTGATGTTATTGTTTCTGGTCTTTTATTTGACGCATTCAATATATTTACCGCTACATTCAATATGTCGGTTTCTTGTATTTCTTTTTGTACTGTTTGTGGTGTTATTGTTTCTGGTAT